TTCCGTAACTGAAAAAGAGATAGGTGGAATACCGAACTCTAGCCAAGACATAAAGCAAGCACACGCTGCTGCAATTGAAATGTATATTAACGAACACGTTGGTATGCTTAGTGAAGGCGAGTACGGCGCCATGTATTTTAACGATACACTTAATGACTGGTCTAAGTTTGATATAAACAATCGTACAAAGCACGATGCTTCTATCAGCTCGGGTCTCGCAATTATGGCATGTCATAAAGATTTATACAGGCCGGTAGGAGAGCAACAGAAAACAAAATTAAACCTTAAAGTGGCTAGGTACAGCCAAGACGGTTTTACTTCAAAAATAATAAAATAACAATATGGCTAACTCAGCTGCAAGTAACTTTTTCCCAAGCCAAGTGGCTAGCGACCAAGAAAAGATGTCGCCTGCTTATGGCCTGCAGGTAGGTCGAGCTATTCAGAACGAGTGGTTTGATGGCAACCAAGGGAGCGTAAGATTCAGAAGCAATCAAGACAGCTTTCACAGTTTACGATTATACGCACGCGGTGAACAGCCTATACAGAAATATAAAGACGAGCTATCCATAAATGGTGATTTATCTTATCTTAACCTCGATTGGAAGCCAGTCCCAATACTTTCTAAATTTGTTGATATCGTTGTTAACGGTATTGCAGATCGGTCTTTTGATATCAAGGCATACTCTCAAGATCCGTACGGTGTTGAAAAGCGCACAAAGTACATGGACTCTATTATTAGAGACATGCAAACTAAAGAGCTCAACGACTATGCAGCTGAAGCATTTGGTATTAACTTATACGAAAACGATCCTGCGGCATTGCCGGAATCTAAAGAAGAGCTTGAGTTACATATGCAGCTCAGCTACAAGCAAGGTATTGAAATTGCTGAAGAGGTTGCGATAAACACATTACTAGAGGGCAACAAGTACGACTTAATTAAAAGACGTGTATACCACGATTTAACAACCATTGGTATAGGTGCTGTTAAAAACACTTTCTCTGAATCAGAAGGTGTTTTAGTTGATTACGTTGACCCGGCTAACCTAGTGTATTCGTACACGGAATCACCATACTTTGAAGACATTTATTATGTTGGTGAAGTAAAGACCATACCGATTAGTGAACTTAAGAAGCAGTATCCTTCGCTAACGCAAGAAGATTTAGACGAAATTAAAGGTAGTGGATCACAAAACCTAACGGGTAGCTGGAATAGAAGCGAGATTAACGACAATTACTACGATTCAAACACCGTTCAAATACTGTACTTCAATTACAAGACGTACATGAATGAAGTGTACAAGATTAAAGAAACAGCTACAGGCGCTGAGAAAGTAATACTACGTGACGACCAGTTTAACCCGCCAGCCGATGCTGAAGGTTTTGCTAAAGCATCGCGCTCACTAGAAGTACTTTATGAAGGTGCAATAGTATTGGGTACAAGCATACTGCTTGAATGGGGTATTGCAGAGAACATGATGCGCCCCAAGAGCGATTACAATAAAGTAAAAATGAATTACAGTATTGTAGCGCCTAGAATGTATAAAGGCCGTATCGAGTCTATTGTAAGTCGTTGTACTGGCTTTGCTGATATGGTTCAGCTTACACACTTAAAGATGCAGCAAGTACTATCTAAGATGATGCCTGATGGTGTTTATATGGATGCTGATGGTCTTGCTGAAATTGATTTAGGTAACGGTACAAACTACAACCCGCAAGAAGCATTAAACATGTTCTTCCAAACGGGTTCTGTTATTGGTAGGTCATTTACACAAGAGGGTGATATGAACCCTGGTAAAGTGCCTATTCAGCCGTTACAGACGGGTGCGGGCGGTCAGAAGCTACAAACTTTAATCCAGACGTATAACTATTACTTGCAGATGATTCGTGACGTTACGGGTCTTAATGAAGCTCGTGATGGTTCATCACCTGATGCAAGAGCATTGGTTGGCGTACAGAAACTTGCAGCGGCAAATTCAAACACAGCTACACGCCACATACTGGATGCTGGGTTGTTCTTAACAGCTGACGTAGCAGAAGGATTGTCACTTAGAATATCTGATATACTAGAGTACAGCCCGTCGCGTGATGCGTTTATACAAAAGATTGGTGGATTCAATGTGGCTACGTTAAGCGAGCTTACTGAATTGCACCTTTACGACTTTGGTATTATGCTAGAGTTGTCGCCAGATGACGAAGAGAAAGGAATGTTGGAAAACAATATTCAAACAGCACTGTCCGCAGGGTTGATTGACCTTGAGGATGCTATTGATATTCGTGAGGTTAAAAACCTTAAGTTAGCTAACCAGTTGTTGAAGCTACGCCGCAAGAAGAAACTTGAGCGTGACCAACAAATGCAGCAAGAAAACATACAAGCACAGGCACAAGCAAACGCACAGGCACAACAAGTTGCAGCACAGGCTGAAGTGCAGAAAGACCAGGCGCTGTTCCAAACAAAAGCACAGCTTGAACAAATGAAAGCGCAGCTTGAGCAACAGAAAATGCAAAGTGAAGTTGAAGCTAAGAAAGAGCTTATGGCTTTGGAGTTCCAATACAACATGCAGCTTAAAGGGGTTGAGGTTGAAGGCCAGAAATCAAAAGAGCAGCAGAAAGAAGACCGCAAGGACGAAAGAACAAAATTACAAGCAACTCAGCAAAGTGAGTTGATCGATCAAAGAAAAAATGACTCACCACCTAAAAACTTCGAATCCTCTGGAAACGATATACTTGGGAGTGGGTTCGGCTTAGGTACCTTTGAACCTAGGTAATTATAGTAATAACAATTTTATAATATCTTATCATGAGTGAAGAAACTAACCCGATAGCATCCGTCGATGATGATGGAACTATCAAACTAGACTTACGACAAAATGCCGTTCAAGAGCAAAGCACAGATGAGGTTCCTGTACGCGACGAACCCGCAGTTAGCGAAGAAGTACCAGCAGAAAACCTCGAGCAGCCAGCTGAAGAACCTGCCAGAGAAGAAGCCTCGGTTGAAGAACCAGTAGAGCAACAACCTGTATTACAGGAAATTACAGAAGAAGAGGTTGAAGAAGTAACAGATGAGTTACAAGAAGAGGTTGCGGAAGCAATTGCTGAATCAGCCGTGACAGGTGTAGAGCTACCTGAAAACATTCAAAAAGTTGTAGACTTTATGAATGAAACGGGCGGTTCTTTAGAAGACTACGTCCGCCTTAATACAGATTACGCATCGTTAAACGAAGACCAATTGCTTCGCGAGTACTATGAAGCAGTATATACTTCTTACGACAGAGAGGACATCGACTTTTTATTAAGCGATAAGTTTTCTTACGATGAAGAACTTGATGACGAGCGCGAAATACGTTTAAAGAAATTAGAGCGTAAAGAGGCATTAGCAAAAGCAAAAAACCACTTAGACGGTTTAAAGTCTAAGTACTACGATGAAATTAAGATGGGTTCAAAATTGAATCCGGAACAACAAAAAGCGGTTGAGTTTTTTAACCGTTATAATAAAGAGAGCGAAGAAGCTGCGAAAGTTGCTGAACGACAAACCAGTAGGTTTAAACAAGAAAGTGCGAAAGTGTTTAACGAAAAATTCGAAGGTTTCGATTATAACGTTGGAGACAAGAAGTACCGCTTTAAAGTTAACGATGCTGGCCAGATTAAAGAAACTCAAGGTGACATTAACAACTTTATCAAGAAGTTCTTGAATGAAAAGGGGGAAATGAAAGACGCCAAGGGTTATCATAAATCGCTGTTCACGGCTATGAATGCTGATCAAGTTGCACAACACTTCTACGAGCAAGGCAAAGCCGACGCAGTGAAGGATAGTATGGCACGCACAAAGAACGTTAATATGAATCCGAGAGGGGTTCATGAAGAAGTAACGGCATCTAACGGGTGGAAAATACGCGCAGTTGACAGTGGGCAAAGCACTTCTAAGCTTAAGGTTAAGTTTAAGAAATAATAATCCATTTAAAAATAATAAAAAATGGCTTTAGCAAACACTGGTGCTGCACTACAGCATCTTACTCCACGTCCTGTTAAAGGATTGTTTGGGGACAATTACTTGTCTGTGGCTGACATGGACTTTACACAACAATTTCTTCCTGAAGTTTACGAAAAGGAAGTAGAGCGCTACGGAAAGCGTACTGTAGGTGGATTCCTACGTATGGTTGGCGCTGAAATGCCAATGGCTTCTGACCGCGTTGTATGGTCTGAACAAGGCCGTTTGCACATCGCATACGACGGTGTTGACTCAAACACACCTGCAGACAATGCAGTGCAAACTATTACACTTGACAGATTACCGACTAGCGATAGTTACAAAGGTCTTGTAAATGTAGGCCAAACTTTGGTTATCTCTAACGGTACTGTTACAGCGAAAGCGCGTGTTGACGGATTAGGTACTTACACAAGTGGTCCTGGTGATACGTCTACTCAGATTGTAAACATTAAAGTATATGGTGAAACATTTGCTCACTTGCCTGCTGCTCTTCAAGGTCAAGATGGAACATTAAACATTTTTGTATTCGGTTCTGAGTATGCAAAAGGATCAGGCGATGTAGGTAACTCATTCGACGCTTCTTTCACGACTTTCGAGAACAAGCCTATCATCTTACGTGATAAGTACAACGTTAACGGTTCTGACGTAGCTCAGATTGGTTGGGTTGAAGTTACTACTGAAGCTGGTACTGGCGGTTACTTATGGTACTTGAAGTCTGAGCACGAAGCTCGTCTACGTTTTGAAGACTACTTGGAAATGAGCATGGTTGAAACTGAAAAAGCAGGTGCAGCGACTATCGCTACAGGTGTTACAGGTTCTGAAGGTATGTTCGAAGCTATCGAGTCTCGTGGTTTGGTTTACAACTCTACTGACTTTGGTGGTGCTAACGGTCTCGCTCAATTTGACGAAATCTTGGCTGAACTTGACAAGCAAGGAGCTATCGAAGAAAACATGTTGTTCTTGGATCGTTCAACTTCTTTGGGTATGGACAACATGCTTGCTGCTCAAAACTCTTACGGAGCTGGTGGTACATCTTACGGTGTATTCAACAACGAAGAAGATATGGCATTGAACTTAGGATTCTCTGGATTCCGTCGCGGTTCTTACGACTTCTACAAGACTGACTGGAAATACTTGAACGACTCAACTACTCGCGGTTCTATCGGCGATATCGAAGGTGTTCTTGTTCCTGCTGGTACTTCTACTGTATACGATGAGCAATTAGGTACGAACATTTCTCGTCCATTCTTGCACATCCGTTACCGTGCTAACGAAGCTGAAGATCGTCGCATGAAGTCTTGGGTAACTGGTTCAGTTGGTGGTAACTACACTAGCGCAGTTGATGAGATGAATGTACACTTCTTGTCTGAGCGTGCACTTTGTGTACAAGCTGCAAACAACTTCGTATTATTGAAGTAAGTTTATAATATTGTCCTCGGCTTCGGCCGGGGGCATTATTCTTTTATCTATTTAATCTTATTATATTATGGCAACAGCTAAAAAACCCGCAGCAAAAGCAGCTCCGGTTAAAAAAGAAACTACAGTAGAGGCACCTCAAGTATCATTTGAAAATACAAAGGTTACCCCTCCACTGCCAAAAAAACCTACCTGGGAATACAAAGACCGCTTATATGAATTAACCGGTCGTAAAAAGCCTTTAGTATTCACGCTACCAGCAGTGCATTCGGCTAAAAAGCCTTTGCTTTGGTTTGATGAAGAAAAAGGATACCAGCGTGAAATTAGATATGCAACTAACCAACGTTCTTGTTTTGTAGATGAGCAAGAAGGGCCCGCTACATTAGGTCGCATTGCATTTAGAAACGGTGTGTTGAATGTACCCAAAGAAAACGTGGTACTTCAAAAGCTATTATCGCTTTACCATCCATTTATGGAAAAAGGTGTTATTGAAGAATACAAGCCAGAAGCGGTTGCTGAAAACGAAGTTGGTTGGATTGAATTAGAACTTGACGCAATGAACGCGGCTAAAGCAATGGATGTTGATGAAGCTGAAGCAATCTTGCGTGTAGAATTCGGTTCCAAGGTATCTGAGATGAGTTCTAAGGAACTTAAACGCGATCTCCTTGTGTTTGCTCGCCGCAACCCTCAATTGTTCATAGAACTAGCTAATGACGAAAACGTACACTTGCGTAACATCGGTATTAAAGCGGTTGAACAAGGATTGATTGCATTATCACAAGACCAAAGAACATTCAGTTACGCTAATACAGGGCGTAAGCTAATGACGGTGCCATTTGACGAGCACCCATACTCAGCACTTGCTGCATACTTCAAAACTGATGAAGGCATGGAAGTACTGAACACTATAGAAAAACGATTATAAAACAACAGTGGGGGTTACTAAGGTAGCCTCCACTTTAATCAAATAAGAATATGAGCGTAAGCGTAGACACTGTTTATCAACGGGTATTAAGTATACTCAATAAAGAACAACGAGGATATGTTACGCCTCAGGAGTTCAACCTATTTGCCAATCAAGCGCAAATGGATTTGTTTGAACAATACTTTTACGACATCAACCAGTTCGGTCGTATGCATGGTAATGACACGGAGTTCTCCGACATGCTTAATATCCTAAACGAAAAAATAAACATCTTTGAAGTTACCGCTGCGATGACGCATGCTGGTAGTGGTGTATGGACCGTTCCTGCTAATTTGTACAGGATCGGTACTATTATTTATAACAATACTGAAGTTGAACGCATTAATCAAAATGAGTTCCTGTATATTAATAAATCGCCATTAACAAAGCCGAGTAACGATCGGCCAGTATTTGTAGCTAGTTCAAACGGTTATAAAGTGTACGGTACAGCACCATTAGAATCCGGTGTAACGTGTAACTATATTAAAAGACCCGCTACGGTAGAGTGGGCGGGGCAATTAGTAGACGGAACAAAATTACAGAACTCGGCTGCTTCGGTAGATTTTGAGCTACATCCTTCAGAAGAAACTGAATTGGTAATTAAAATACTAGAGCTCGCGGGTATATCTACAAGAGAGCTTCAGGTGTACCAAATTGCAGCGCAAGAAGAAATGCGCAACACTCAACAAGAAAAATCTTAATAAATGGGGCTAATAAATCAAACTAACGAGCTGTACTACGAAGGTGCCGATGGCATCTGGAATAGTGGCGATGAAAACTACGGTGACTACCAGTTTACCAGCCTCGATAATATTATAGGTAACTTTATGATTGCTTATGTTGGTGAAGATAAAATCATCAGCAAGATTAAGCGAACCGATGTAATGTTCCATGCTAAGCGCGCAATTCAAGAGTTTAGCTTCGATACACTGCCATCAGAAAAAGCACAAGAGATTGAGATAGGACCTGCACTACAAATGATACTGCCGCAGGATTACGTTAACTACGTTAAGTTTTCTTACACTGACAATAAAGGTGTTGAAAGAATACTTTACCCTACTCGTAATACAAGCAACCCTACGGCTATTACGCAGTATGCAAACTACGAATACAGGTTTGACAACACCGGTGTGATTGACGAAGGTGATGAGTCAACCACATGGGAGCGTTTTAAAGCCAGTGGTCGAGGCCAATTAGCAAACAGCTCAGATAACCCAGGTGATTTAACAGACAGCGAATTATTCAACCTATATAGGTTTGGTAGACGCTATGGTCTTAGCCCTGAAGAAGCGCAATCTAACGGGGTATTTTACATCGACAAATTAAAAGGTATAGTGCACTTTAGCTCTCACCTAGCGGATCAGATTGTAACACTTAAGTACATCAGCGATGGGTTGGGTACGGATGCAGAAATGCAAGTACACAAGTTTGCTGAAGAGGCTATCTACAAATACATAGCTCACGCTGTTCTAGCGACAAGAGCTAACACTCCAGAATATCAAATCACTCGCTTTAAGAAAGAGATGTCTGCGGCAAAGCGCAACGCTAAGCTACGCATGTCTAATCTTAAAATAGCAGAGTTAGCACAAGTAATGAGAAACCAATCCAAGTGGATTAAACACTAATATATGCCTAAGTTAAAACAAACCTTTATTCGCGGTAGAATGAACAAGGATCTCGATGAGCGTCTTGTACCTAAGGGCGAATATCGTGATGGTGAAAATATCCAGGTAAGTACATCTGAGGGTAATGACGTGGGTGCTATTGAAAATATATTAGGTAACACTAAAAAGAATAATAAGCCGGGTGGTGGTACTTGGGACCCTGAGTTTGGCTTATCTAATGCTACTTGTATTGGCGTAGCGCGCGACACTTCTAACGAAAAGTTATACTGGTTTGTAACTAGTACAAGTGTGGATGCTATACTTGAGTACGATCAAACAGCGAATATTGTGTCCCCTGTTCTTGTTGACCTTAACGGTGTATTGAACTTTAGCACAAGTAATCTTATTACAGGTATAAATATACTTGAAAACCAATTATTCTGGACAGACGATTTAAATGAGCCTAGAGTAATTAACATAGATACGTTTAAAGCCGGTTCGGCGCAGCCGGGCTCTACGCTGAGCTCAACCACACACGTTTACGGCGCAACAAGGGATTTTACAGCGCCTGATATTACGGTTATTAAAAAAGCGCCGCAAAATACACTTACCGTGGTAACCTCGCCATCTATTTATAGCGGTATTGGTACGGGCATTACACCAATTACGGACGCCCGCTTTAGTGTGCATCCAAGCACGCTAAGTGCTGGCGACACCTCTGGGCTAAGCTGGACAGGCGCTATATCTTGGACCGGGCTAACAACACCAAAAGTATTAATTACAGCCGAAATTGACGAGGTTAACGGTGTTGTAAATAAATACGAAGTTACTGGTACGCTAAGCAGTATAGGCACTATCAGCGCTACAATAACAATTGACAGCATTACACCCAATATACCCGTGTCTGTTACCGATTTTGAAATGCTGCTTTTAGAGGACGAACCTATATTTAAGAACGATTTCCCGAGGTTTTCATACAGATACAAGTATGCTGATGGGCAGTACTCGCCTTACGCTCCTTTTACAAACGCTGCATTTGTTCCGGGTAAATTTGAATACTCAGGCAGAGACGGGTTTAACATAGGTATGGAAGATGTTATTAGAAAAATAGTACTTTCAGGATTTAGTGTAACCGTAGATATTGACGAAATTGAGGTGCTTTATAAAAATGCGAGCTCTAATAATATTTATTTAATAGAGTCGCTTAATTATGATTTTACAGGCTCTACTCCGCCTTTAGTGGTGGAAATAACTTCAGATACACTAGGCAGAGTTATTGAAAGCTCTCAGCTATTAAGACTGTACGACAGCGTGCCCTTAAAAGCAAAGGCCCAAGAGGTTGTAGCGAACAGAATAATATACGGGAATTATGTGCAAAATTACGATGTTATAAACGGTAACATTATAATGGAAGTTGGTCAAGACAACACCGCACATTCTAACGTTACTTATGGCAAACCCTCTGTAAAAACCGACAGAAAATACCAGGTTGGTATTTCATTTTTAGATGACTACGGCAGAGAATCCCCGGTGTTTACCTCAACGCAGGGATCAATATCTTTGCAAAAACAAAATAGCGACAAGGAAAATAAAATAAAGGCTAGATTAAAAAGCACGTCTACTACACCAGGCTGGGCTGACAAATTTAAGCTGTATATAAAGAACAACACCCCCGAATATTACAATATAGGGCTGGACCGCTACTATGATGCTATCGACGGTAACGTTTGGCTTTCATTCCCTTCCTCCGAGAGAAACAAGGTACAAGAGGGTGGGTTTATTGTACTTAAAAAAGGACATGAATCTAACGTAGCCGTAAAAGAAAACAATAGATACAAAATAAATAGCATATCTAACGAAGCCCCGGAGCATATAGCTAACGTAAAGACTGCTGTAGGTAGAGCCGCGGTATTTGGTTACGCAGCGGGTGCTTTCCCCGGTGGTTTTGTAGTGGGTAGTAATAAAATATATTTTTACGGCCCTAACGCGGTGCCTATAGAAAACTCTAATCACGATCCCGACGGGTCTAACGAAAATTTTATAAACAACATTGTTGAGGGGGGATATATACAATTTTCAAACCAATTTGGTGGTGGCGCTTCTTTTATGTATGAAATTGTTTCAGGTGGTCCAACCGGCGCACTCCAAATTGACACCAGCGATGAGCATCATTCTATATACGAGATAATTTTATTACAAAATATAAAGCCTGAAGATGCTTGGTTAACACAAATAACTTCAGCACTTAGCAATGGTGTAATAACGGCAAGCCCTTTCAGAGCTACTGTTTTTAATAACAAAAAAAGAGCATTGCCTGAATTTGAAGGTAGATTTTTTGTTAAAATAAACCCTAACGGTACATTTTTAAATAATGTATCAGGCGCATTATCAGATCTTTCATTGCCGCTTGTTGAAGACACACAGCTTGAAATAGATGCATCAATCGATAATTCCTTAGGTCCTAATGACGTAAAGGTTACCTGGGAAGATACGCTGGACCCCAATAACCACACGCCTGACTTACCCGCCGCTAACTCTGATATATTCGCTTTAGCAATGGCGCGTACTGATAACGTTGGAACCAATAAGCCTGAAATAGCAGCAAAGTTTTATTTTAAACTTGTGCCAGGCGTTAAAATAAAGTTTTTGTACAGTAATGGCACTTTAAGTAAAGATTTTTATACTATAATAAATAGAACTATACTTGATCCAGTTTACAACAGAGACGGCTCAAATGGCACTGGGGACGTTTACCAATACCAGCTTGATAGAAATTTCAATGACACGCAATTTAGTGGAGCGCCCTCAGCTAGTCAACTAGATAAAATAGTTATATATAGAGAGCAATCCAGCACTGTTGAGGTAGTGGAGTCGTCAAAAAACCCCGCTATTTTTGAAACAGAACCTGAAGAATTTTCTGATTTAGATATATATTACGAAGCTAGTGCGCCTATTAACATAGATGATGTTAATGACTACCAAACCCTAAGCTGGCACAACTGTTATTCGTTTGGCAACGGAGTAGAATCAGATCGCATTAGAGACGATTTTAACGCTCCCACTTTAGGAAAAGGTGTAAGAGTAAGCTCCACAATAGAAGAGCCATACAGGCAAGAACGTAGAGGTACTGGGCTTATATTTAGCGGTATATTTAATTCTATATCAGGTATAAACAATACGAATCAGTTTTTAATAGCGGAAACTATCACTAAAGATGTTGATCCAGTTTACGGCTCTATACAGAAGCTGCATACTAGAGACACTAACTTAGTAACGCTGTGCGAAGACAAGTCACTGAGAATACTTGCTGATAAAGATGCTCTTTACAATGCTGACGGGAATACCAATATTACATCGTCAAGAAACGTACTGGGTCAAACAATACCTTTCGCTGGTGAATTTGGAATATCTAAAAACCCGGAGTCTTTTGCTTCCTACGGTTTCAGGGCGTACTATACTGATAAAGCCAGAGGGGCGGTGATTAGATTATCAAACGACGGCATTACAGTTATTTCAGACAAAAGCATGTCTTACTACTTTAACCAGCAATTAAAGGCCGCTACGCAGCCTCTAATCGGCTCATATGACGAAGATACAGGTACATACAATGTGCGTCTGAATAACAAACAGCTTTCTTTCTTAGAAACTGTTGATGGGTGGACAACACGATTAACCTACGCTCCTGAGGGCGCTATCTCTCTTAATACTGAATACTACACGTTTAAAGACGGTGAACTGTGGGAACATTCAGATACGGTTAACCGTGCAAACTTTTATGGTACGCAAAACAACACAGCTGTCACAACTATTATCAATGATGGACCCTCAAGCATTAAAAACTTTAAGGCCCTATCTTACGAAGGTGATGACGGTTGGACAGCGACAATCGCCACAAAAGACCAAAACGGAGTTGTAAATTACTGGAAAGACAAAGAAGGTATATACTTTAACTTTATAGAGGGTAACAACACGGTGGTTGATCCTAAAAACTTCTCAGTTCAAGGGCTGTCCTCTATATCAGGACCTGTACCAGGAACTAACCCTATTACTATAAGCTTTGCGAAAGATATTAATGTTTCTACTCAGGTAAATGACGTATTGTATTTTCACCGCGGAAGTACAAGCACGGAAATTGGGCCAATACTATCTTTAACTGCTAATAGCGTGACGGCTCAAAACAATAATACTGTAAGTTTACAAGATTTAGACTTTTTGTTTGTGGCTAAACCAACCAATATAAGTACATCTGGTTTAACAGGATATTACTCCACAATTACAATGACTAATACAAGCGCGGCTAAAAAAGAACTCTTTGCAGTTAACACTGAAGCCTTTATAAGCAGCGAATAATACGTAATAATAACTTATAAACTAATTAAATATGGCACTACCATTAATTTTCGCGGTACAAGGATTGTCGCAGCTGGGTCTTGGTGCTTACAACGCTTTTCAAGCAAACAAAATGAAGCGTGAAGCGCAAGGCGATTATGACAAAGCTTTGCAGCAATACAGAACACAAGACACTAGCAACTTATATCGTAATTTGGAAAATCCATACGAGGATTTAACGGTTAACCAACAGCAAGCTCAATTTCAAACGCAGCAACAGCAACAGGGCTTAGCGGATATTATGGGCTCAATGCGCGGTGCCGCTGGAGCTTCCGGTATTGCAGCGTTTACGCAATCACTTGCGAATCAACAATCAAGAAACATACAAGCAGCCTCAGCGAGTATAGGCCAACAAGAAGCACGTAATCAAGGTATGGCTGCTCAAGGCGCTATGAGTTTGCAAAGTATGGAGCGCAGAGGTGCAGAACAAGCGCGTGCACTTAAAAGCAATATAATAGGCACGGAATTAGGCATGTCCATGAACCAGCTAGCAGCGGCGAACATAGCTAGGCAGCAAGCATCGGCGCAGATAGCGGGTGGTGCTGGTAACTTACTAGCCGGCGGGGTTGGAATGTATCAGGACTATAAAAGCGGTAGCGGCACCGATATGGGTAAGCCACTTGCTGATTTAACTCGCGGTATTACAGAGCCAGTAACGCCGGTTTACGATCCAAACGTTGGTGATCCGCTACTAGAACAAGGTGATTATACACCTTCTTACACGTACCCATAATGGCAGATAAAGGAATATTAGCAGCTTCTGCTAAACTAGCACAGTCGCAGATACCTACAGATGTAGCCGGAGAATTTATGAAAACCTTCAGTGCAGGTGTAGAGGCTTACGAAAAAGAAAAAGCAGGCATTCAAAACGAAGTTGCCACTTACATGCGTAGTCTAAAGACGGATATAGATTTTACATCGTTATCACCGGAAATGGAAAAAGCCACAAGAAGCTTTTTAACGCAAGGTAAAAACGAGTTTAACGAATTAGCAAATAAAGTAGCCAGGATAAAAGACCCTTCGTCTGAGGAGTACCAGAACGCTGTTGATAGAATGAATGAAATCCAGCGTGAGTTTACCACTTTAGCTGGTGAGCTAAGTTCTTACAATCAGGAAAAAATAAACACAGCCTCTAACTTTGACGCTAATGCTTATTCTAAAGGTGTTGCAAATAAAGATTTAATAGTGCACAAAAATATATACGGTTTATCAGAAACCGGTATGTCCCCTGTATCTATACAAAACGGCCATTTAAATTTCAACGTTGATGGCGAATTAGTTCGCTACGATAAAGTGCAAGCACTAGCAATGCCTAGTGAAATACCCGTTAAGATTGTTGAAAATGCCGCTACGTTTAGCGGCTACAATAGAGCATTAACAGAGCAAGAGATTAACGCGCAGTCTATTTATTTAGACGAATCATTAAAAGATTCAACAACACTTGCGTCGGTATTGTTTGATTATCAAACAGAATTACCGTTCCCTGAAATACAAAAAGAATTTTTAGAAGCGCGTGAAAACGGAACGCTAGAAGAGAAGCTATCGGATTTAATAGCACGCACTAAAAACATTATATTAACAGGTTTTCAAGATGCGGCATTAGAAGGTAAAGCGGCTTACGATGCACGTACCGCTACTCCCCAAACTGATACTAGAACTACCGCCCAAAAAAATGCCGCTAGCAACAGGAATCTTGTCAGCGGATATTTTAAAGAAAGTGTTCCTTATTTTGCAATTGATGGCTATGGGTTTGAAAAGAGCGGAAACGAATGGAAGATTATTGACGAAAAAACAGGCTTACCTAAACTCGACGGGAGCGGCCAAAAAGAATTAATAGTAAAAACAAAAGAGCAGGCTTTTGCTATTTTAGGAATATAAATATAATATAATATGTACCAAAAAGACGGGAGAATTATTTCTTTAGAACAGGCGCAAGCAGCTGCAAAAAGAAAAGAATTAAGCCTTGACGGCTGGTTAGAGCAAAACGGCTTTAGCTTAGTAAACGAGGGAAAGACAACGGTTCCGAAGGAAACAACTCCACCGACGGGACCAGGAATGCCAACGCCCGCTGGGGAATCCAGATTGGGCATTACTTTATTGGAGTCACCCGTAGCTAGCGCGCCTAAAATTAACGAATACGTAACAGCCGAAGATTTAAAGGGAAGCGAAGAAAAGGTTTCTAAAATGCTTAACGAGAAGCTTTCCGGCTTGGGACTTTACGTTACAGAAGGAACCGGCATGTATTCTTGGGACGCTGTTAACATAAGAAAACGCGACGAAAAAAGAAACTACTCGCCTTACGGCGCTATACAAACAGTTCGTACCGGTGTTGAGTTTGGACCAGAGCTTTCGGAAGAAGAGCTTAGTGAAAAAGCCGCGGAAATAAACCTTAAAATAGAGGAGTTAAAAAACGATAACTACCTTACAGAAGCTCAGGAAAGATCAGGTGCTAAGTACGATGAATACAAAGCAGCCACAACCCCTGAGCCTCTTTCTGAGCAACAGGCTTTAAATCTTTACGAAAAAGAACGTGAAGAAAAGTTCAGCAATATTAGACGCTTCCGAGATAACAAAGGTTTTGATGTTTCTTTTGAGAACGGCGACTTTGAAAGCGTTGAAGAAGAAGAGCAATATAAAAAATACTTAGCGGGCAGCTACATAGCGCCGCCTAATAAAGAGCAGTTAACGGCATGGGAAAAAGCCCGCAATGAAGGTTACACTTCAAAGCAGTCATTAAAGTTTGCAAACAATCTTGACCGCCAGACTAGGTTGGACCTAGAAGCTATAGCAGCTAATGAAAAAGCTATAGCGGAAGAACGCGTTGGTGCTTTAAATGAAAAATACGAAAGCCAATCAAAAGCCTACGAAGAATCTTACAATGCTTTTGAATCAAACCCAACCGAAGAAACTAGGTTAGTTGCGCTTGCTGATTTTGAAAATTTACAACAAACATTATTAGAAGGCAGGGAGCTGGCGAAAGATAGCCAAGGATTACCTTTGGCTATTAAAGATTTTGGCGCTAATTACAATAGACTACAGCAGTTGACTAGCAACTTTAAAGGCTTGGCTGCAGACGCTAATTACCTTACCGCTCAGTTAGGCCAGTTATTAGGAGACGACCCGAAATACAAAGAGGCTGCATTTCAAATGGCAGCTGGCATAAAAGAAGAACAACAAAAGTTTCAAAGGTCTGTAAAGGTTGATGAAATAAGTAGCCTACAAGAAGCGGGTATGTGGCTAATGTCGTCTGGCACTAGTCTTATTCCTTCTTTTGCTATGGCGTTTACAGGGCCAGCAGCACTGCCCTTGTTTTTTGCAACAGGTGCGGGTAGCACGGGTGTGGAGACAGCAATTGCTGAAAGAGACGCGGCAAAGCGCATGCTTAGTAACCGTGAGCTCCTGGACGGTAATCCAAATATGGATGCTCTTGAGCGTTCTGCTATTGAAGAGCAAATGCAACAAGACTCTAAAACGTTAAACATACCAGAATGGCGTAAGATTACGGCGCAGGTTTGGAACGGTTTATCAGAAGTTGCGTTTGAAAAAACAGGTACTTTGTTTTTACTTAAAAGCCTAAAACAAGGCGCAAAACTTTTACCACCCGAAACAGTTAAGCAGTCGGCTATTAAGCTAGGTAAAGACGTTGTTAAAGGCATTAGAGTTGAAGGTGGATCCGAGTGGGCTACAAATACTTTCCAAAACTTTGCTGATATTTATATATTAGATGAAGACAAAAACTTTTTTGAAGCTATTACTGACGAAAAGCTTTTTGAAGAAGGTTTAGAAACTTTTGCACAAGGCGCCTTAATGGGCGGTGGTATGTCTGTAGGTGGTAATCTTGGGGCTATTAAAGAAGCCTACTTCAGCGAGCTAGCTACAAGTAAAGAAAGCGCTAGGCTAAAGGAAATAATAGCTAAACTAGAGTCTTTAACTGGCGTTAAAGGTCTTACAAATGCCGGCGATGGGGTTCCTTTGCCACAGCAAACTCAAGAAGTGCAAGCCCTAGTCGAAGAGCTTACGGGAGAAGCTAACGATATAAAAAACAATGTTATTGCTCGTTTAGGGGTGGATTTAACATTAGAAGACGCTAAAGCGGTAGGTGATATAAACCGTCAGATGCGCAAAGTTAATGCTGACTTTGTAAAGCTCGCGTCGAACACCGATTTAGGCGCAGCCCAATTAAAGGCTATAGAAACAGAGTACAGAGCTAAGTTCGATAAATTAGCGGAGCAACGAGAAAATATATTAACCAACGAGCAGTTAAGCGCAGAAAATTTAAAGGCGTCAAGCGGTAACAAGGTTGTATTTGATGCACAGTCTGGTTATAATCTGTACGAAAACCGTATGCTTAATGAAAGCATATTTGGTATAGCGGAAGAATGGAATAAAATGCGTGGTGGTAAAAAAACAGAAATGTTTAATGCCGCAAAAATTGAATTAGAAAAAGAAGCTGGTCCAGGCAAAGCTATAACAGCAGAAGCTATTGAAGACCGCGCGAAGGATAACTTTCAAAATTTAAAGTACGCTGAAAAAATAGAAAGCGGCGCAAAAAACGTTGAAGATTACGCTAAGGCTAACAATATAAACGTACGCATTGAAACATTTGAAGGAGATAACGCCTCGGCGGCTTTTGAGCAAAGGCTATTAGATTTAGGGTACAGTAAAGAAAAAGCTGCTGAAGTAGTAGAAGAATCTGAAGAATCTAAAGAAGGCCCTAAACTAGAAGTAGAGGCTGTAAATATACCCGGTAAAAACGGAGAGCCGGATATTATACTTATTAACAAACCTATGTCCATTAAAAACAAAAGGATAGGGGTTTATGCTCACGAGCTTCTTCACTCAATAGCTCGCCAAAAATTTAACACCACTGACGTTACTAAAGCAGGTGAGGAGCTTCTTGGTTATTTAGAAAAAAACCAACCTGACTTATACGCTAAAGTTAAATTTAGAATAGACCAAAGCTACACTGAAACAAGTGCAGAAGGAGAAGTAACGAAAGACGCGGATTATTATGAAGAGGCGATGAACGCTATGTCTGATATTATTGCAGATGGCCAAGCGGTCGATAAAAACTTTTTGTTACAAGCACGTTCTTTTGTTAACAGTTGGTTGCCCGCTTCAATGCAACTTAAAAGCGATGAAGCTACTTACCAGTTTATTAGGGGCTTTAACAAACAAGCGCACTTCGGTGGCAAAGGCCCTGCTTTAAACATTAAGGACAAAACCGTTGGTGATCGCTCTGATGAAGAAGCGCCAACTGCAAAAGAATCAAGAACGCTTACGCCTGAGCAAGACGCTGGTGTAATAGACATGCTGTCTAGGCGTGCTGGAAGAATTGAGGAGGCTAAAAAAGTAGCGGAAAAGTTCGGCGTTGAAGTTCAGGCTGATGCCGTACAACAACGTCTTGAAGCAAAAATTAGAGAACAACTAAGCCCTCTTATTGGCAAAATCGTTACTAATCGTACTAAAGCATTGTACGATCCGATTGCACCAGAGCAACGCAATAACGTGTCTCGCGAAGATTTCCAAAACTCTTTAAGAACTGAGATTGAAGCTTTAGCTTTTGAAGAATTTAAAGAAGGCAAGCAAGACATTGAAAAGTTTCTTGTTAACAGAGCGTTCTTAAGATCAAACAACCTAGCTTCTAGATTAGGTATTGAGTCAGCTGCGACTGGTGGTATTAAGAAAGACATCGATACTGCTAAAGGAATGGCGGTACAGGAAGAAGCGGCTGTTAAAGAGGATAAGCCACAATACAAAACCTTGCTAGAACGCAAAGTTTTAGACAGCGAAGTTGTAAATTCAATTAAAGAAAAAGTTAAATCAACCGTGCGTGTTATGAAAACGCGTATGGATGAGTCCGTATCTAAAAACGTTACTGTTAAGCCCTATATTGCCGAGCTTCGTAAAGCTATGGGTAAACAAGCTGACATCGACTTAAAGAAAGCGATGGGCGGCAAGAAAGACGGTGAACTTCGTAAATTCCTTTTGCGTAACAAAGCTGCTATTTTGCAGAACATGACTACCACGTACTTGATGACGGCTATGCCTAACGCTATCCAGAAAAAAGTTAACGGTGTATGGACAAGTGATTGGAAGGGTAAGAAAATTGATAGAGAATCCGTTTCAACGGATAGCGCTGGGCGCACATCAGGCGCAGAGCTTGTTAGAAGACTACCTAACGCGTCAACTAGATTATCTGATGCTGATTACTTGTCTAACATTTTAGATGCGTCTGGAGCACCTATACGAGGCCGCAAAGAGTCTTTAGCTAAAGCAATAGCGGAAGAAATTTCTTTTGATATTGTTAACGAGGCTTTGCAAGACCCTAATAGTGAAATTCGCCAGGCGTTTGAAATGCGCCAAGACTTGCTAGGGGTTGAGCTCAGGGAAAACTATATAGCCGAAACACAGAGGGATATTGAGCGTGGTAATGTTAAGTTTTCGAAGTCTTTTGACCTAACTAACAAAAACGACGTCAAGCGCGCAAGAGAGCTTTGGAAGATTGTACAAAAAGAAGGCTTTGACGCTGTGGTTAACGACAATGGCACCTTAATGGAGCCGTATAAAGAAGAGTTTAAAGACATAGAAGGTGTTGGGCAATGGCTCCTAGAAGCTAATGAGTCGGGGTTAATATTAGATGAAAAATTATTAGCATTCCAGCAGTTAGTTCAAAAGTCAAACATTATACCTAAAAGCGTAAAAGTTAACACTAAAAAAGCGCTGAGTAAAGAATCAACAAAAGAACGTAAAGATGCCTATGCCAAGGATGTGTTAACATTAGCTAAAGCACTGGGTTTAGATATTGTAAACGCTATTGGCTCCGAGATATTTGGGATTCACTATCGTGTTTTAGACGGGGCGGATATTAAGAAAGACACAGGCAAACCCGGCGATTATAAAAAGCTAAAGGACAACATAGAAAATGTAAGCTCGTCTAAAGACCTACCAGCTGGATTAATACCTGAAAATATTAGAATTTTTAATTCTTCTTTAGGCATTATGGGTAAAATATTTAGAAATATTTTAAACAAAGAAATGCCTGTAAAAGAAAAGCTAAGCAAGCTAGCCGAGTACTCCGGTGAAATAGCGGCGGCAAGCGAAGCTAATAAACTAGCATACCAGCATATTATAGAAACAATACGTTCATTATACAAAGAAGGTAAGATAAGACCGGAAACTATTGTTGAATTAATGCAAATTCAAACAAACTTAAAAGCTGGTTTTAGAGGACTTACATCGCTAACATATGCAACGGTAACTAAAGAGCCGATTGGCCACCCTAAAGGCGAACACTTGGCCGACAATGCTACTACAAGTTTTAATATATTAGAGCTTATATTTGACGAAAAACTTAGTGATTCTGAATTTTCCTCTAAGCTTAATGAAGAGCTAAGATTCCACGACCAGTGGATGGAAAACAAAGACGCACTCGATGCCGTAGACTTTTTTGGTAAAAATAATCCTTACAAAGATAAGCGTATATTATTATTAGGCCAAAGATCCGATAGCGTGTATACTATAGATGGTGTACCCGCTAAAGAGATGATAGACAAAAGAAGCGCTGCTATCGAGAGCTCTATTAAGTTTAGCAAGGCTATTAACCAGGAAGCTTTAAATAAAGCTAAAGAAAACATTAAAGAAATTGAAGCCACTAAATTTAGTAAATCGCCAAAAGCGGAAGAGCTAAGTAAAGAGTTTAACAATATACTTGAACGTAAAACAGGTGTTGAATCATTTAAAACTTTTTCTAAAGTACAGGCTCAAATGCGTGGTGCAGGCAAAGGTAAATTTAAATTCTTTGTAGCGCCTAACGTTGAAGACTTCCGCGGTTTAGTTAACTATGCTTTTGCCGGTAAAGGCAAGCAAGGTGAAGCAGACATGAAATGGCTTGAGGATAATCTAATGACGCCGTATGCTAAAGGTGTTGCAGCTATTGATGGTATCCGTCAACAAATCAAACGTGACTTTAGAACAGCTGTTAAAGCATTCCCTCAGCAGTACAGATTGCTTAATAAAGAAATTGATAAGTCTGGTTTTACTTACGACCAAGCACTACGCGCTTATTTATGGAAGAAAGCGGGTATTAAAGTTCCTGGTTTATCACAAAAAGACGCGAAGATCCTTGACGATGCCATTAAGGCATTCCCTGAGTTAATCGAATTCGGTGAAGCTATGCTAGTCGTTGCTCGCAGAGACCAATGGATGGAACCAGGCGATTACTGGCAAGCTGGTACATTGTTATCGGATCTTAACAGCATGACCGAAAAGGTTGGGCGTAAAAAGTATTTAGAAGAGTTTATAGCTAATGCTGACGCGATATTTACCGAAGATAACTTAAATAAAATTGAGGCACTGTACGGTAAGCCACACCGCGAAGCTATTGAAGATGCACTGTACTCCATGAAGAACGGCACAAACCGTAATGCTGGTAACAACAAACAAGTAAATGCTTGGTTAAACTGGATTAACGGCTCTACGGGGGCAATCATGTTCTTCAACCGTCGTTCAGCATTGTTACAGATGCTATCGTTCACTAACTTTATTAACTGGTCCGACAATAATATATTGAAAGCCGGCGCAGCCTTTGCTAATCAAAAGCAATACTGGGCTGACTGGGCAATGATATTTAACTCGGATAAACTTAAGGAACGTCGTGGCGGACTTAAGCAGGACGTAAGTTCTGATGAGATAGCCAGCGTTGCGAACGCAAGTAAGAACAGCCCTCAAGCTATATTAGCTAAGTTACTACAATTAGGTTTTACACCAACGCAGATTGCTGATAGTATGGCTATTGCAACAGGTGGTGCTACATTCTATCGTAACCGCGTGAACAAGTACGTCAAGGAAGGTAAAACTGTAAAGCAAGCAGAGGAGCAAGCGTTTATCGATTTTGCTAAGAAATCTGATGAAGCACAGCAATCTTCAGACCCATCAATGGTCTCTCAAGTCCAAAGAAGCACGTTAGGGCGACTCGTGTTCGCGTTCCAGAACACACCCCTGCAGTATACACGTTTAATGAAAAAGGCTGCCTTAGATTTGGCTAATGGACGCGGGGACTGGAAAGAGAATGTGAGTAAGATCGCATACTACGGCGCAATACAGAACTTTATATTCTCCGCACTACAAAGTGCATTGTTCGCTATGCTACCAGGGTTTGACGATGATGAAGACGAAACACTAAGCGACGCTGAATTAGAAAAGAAAAACGCTAAGGAGGAACAAAAGATAGCTCGTGTGCTTAATAGCATGTTAGACACGTTGCTTAAAGGGTCCGGTGTGTATGGCGCGGTATTCTCCACGGTAAAGAACCTTATTAAAGAATACGAAAAGCAAGAAGAAAAAGGATTTATGGCTGACCATACCTATACTATTCTTGCAGCATTAGGTATATCACCGCCAATTGGCTCTAAAGCACGTAAACTTTACAGTGCAATCCAAACAAAGAAATTTGATAGAGACGAGATTGAAGAACGCGGATGGGGGATTACAGCTGATGGAAGATTAAACTTAGGACCCAACTGGTCAATACTAGGCAATGTTTTATCTGCGGCGGTAAACGTACCACTGGACCGTGTTGTTGATGAGCTAACATCCGTGTCGGAAGCTTTTGATACCCGTAACAAAATGTGGCAGCGTATAGCATTAGCCTTAGGCTGGAAAACGTGGGATGTAGGTGCTATAGAGGAAAACGCTGAAGCTATTAAAGCAGCCGCTAAGAAAGAGCGCAAAGAAGCTGGAACTAAGAAGGCAAAAGAAACTAGAGCAAGGAAATCGCGCGAAAAGCAAGAAGCTTACGATAAACTCACTCCTTTAGAAAAAGCAAAACTAAAGCGAGCAAAAGCAGAGGAGAAGCGCAGAAAAAAAATGAATAAGTAACGAGCCTGCTATAGAACACTTAGAAAATTTAAAGTCAATTGCACTAAACATCCGCCAGCAAGCGCGCGATTATTTTAACAAAGCTATTACATAACATAATACTATGGATCGAACTATAAAAAAAATTATAATACACTGCTCGGCTACTAGAGAAGGCCAAGATATAAGCGTAGATACTATTAGAGATTGGCATTTAAAAAGAGGCTGGTCAGACATTGGGTATCATTATGTTATTGATTTAAATGGCGTTGTGCACCCTGGTAGACCTGTAGAAAAAATCGGGGCTCACACTAAGGGGCAGAATTCTGGCAGTATAGGTATATGTTATATAGGCGGGGTTGAACAAGACGGTAAAACACCTAAAGACACAAGAACTGAAAAACAAAAAAATGCTTTAGATAATTTAATTTTTATACTTACTGATATTTTTTTCGGAGCAACAGTGCACGGTCACAATGAATTTGCGGCAAAAGCGTGCCCTAGCTTTGATGTGCGAGCCGAATACGGTAAATAAAACAAGATATAAACGAATTTAAAATGAACGAAAGCGACGTTAAACTGGTTTTATTAAACACAACGGCAATGACTATCAGTATGGCACAGGTTGAAACCGTGTTAAAACTAATGCTATTATTGATATCAATTGGTTACACAGCACAACGCTGGTATTTTTTAAGAAAAGGAAAACTCAAAAACAAATAACATGTACAAACAGCAACCACGTTCGCCTTTAGCTAAAGCATTAAAGGGAGCGCCAGAATCCGTAGCAAAACAAACAACAGCCGGCGAGTTCGCTTACGAAAAGTCTTTAAAAGAAAAAGAGATGGGGAGGAGTACAAAAGTTGTAGACAAGCTTGTATCAGCTCTTGAAGCGCCGTTTAGCGATAAAACATACAGTGAGCTAAAGAAAGAAAAGCGTGCTAAGCAGAAAGCTAAGTACAACGCTAAGTCTCCAGCTAAACAAACCTCGCCGGGATCCGTTACTACAAGAAAGAAACACGTACCCCGGGGTCCAGAAACGCCTGTTGGCCCTAAAGCAGAAACGCCTGTTGGGCCTAAAGCAGAAAAGCCTAAAACTAAAAAAGAGGTGTTTATGAAGGAGGCAAACAAAAAACGTTACAAGTAATGGCGTTTAAGATGTTATCACCCTTTAAACTTAAAGATGCATGTTACCATAAGGTAAAAGCACAATACGACGTATTCCCATCGGCATACGCGTCTGGCGCTATTGCAAAGTGCAGAAAAAATAAGGGGAAAAAGAAAAAGTAATGTATAAACAAAACTCACCGTTCAAAAAAGTCAGAAAGACTAAAGAAGGTTTAGCTCTTAAACGTTGGTTTAAAGAAGAGTGGGAAACACCCGGTGGTAGTAAAGACTACAGTGACGGCGATGTTGTGTTCAGGCCTACAAAGAAGGTCAGTAAAGACACTCCTAAAACTTACGGTGAGCTTAGCCCTTCCGATATAGCGGCAGGTAGAAATGAAAAGAAAACTAAAGGTAGAGTATCGAAATACGATAGATCAGAACTAAAGAAAAACAAAAAGAAATGAAAAAAGGAATTGGACCACGTGGTTTAGGAGCGTCTAAATCACCAGCAAAAATGTACGGCACTAAATCACCGGCTAAACAAGCTAAGCGTATTGTACCTTCTGAAATGTCGCCAACGGAGCGCACCTACACTTCAAAAGAGACGAAGCAAATGGCGGCGGCTGGCAATCAATCCGCTCCCTCAAATAAAGATTATGGGAAGAAAAAAACCGCAAAACAAGTTTTAGAAAGCACTGAAACTAAACATTTGCGTGAGGCTTTGCAAAAAAATAACTATGGCACTAATAACATGTCTTTGAATGATATGCGAAAAGTTGCAAAAACAAAAGGTATATATGATTCCGTGCGTGATTTATCGCGGTCTAGTTACAAAAATGAAATAAACAAAGGTTAAAAACAAAATAAAAACAAAATGAAAAAAGGGGACCCAATTACGGATCCCCTTTATTTTTTTAACCATCACAAGCAACGCAATCATCCATTGCAGCTGCAGCTAAATCACCCCGCAGCACTGATTCCGTCCTCGTGTAATACAAGGTTTTAACGCCTTGCTTCCAAGCTTCCATATGGACTTTGTTAATCCATTTTGGAGTAGCCTCACTTGGGAATGCTAAATTTAAACTAACCGATTGGTCAATGTACTGCTGCCGTATTCCGGCTTGCCTTACTAATTCCAGTTGGTTAATTTCTTTAAACGTTTTAAACACGTTCTTAACTGGCTCGTCC